CGAATCGGACTGCGCCTTGCTACAAGCATCGGCTAATCGTTGGCTGTATCCGTAACTCATACTCAGTCCTCATCACTCCACGCACTGATGACGTCGGCTAACTTCTTTTTCTCGGCTGGGGGTTCCTCAGCCTTCTTAGAAGCCCGCTTGACCGGCTCATCCGCAGGTGCAGCTAGCGCAGCGGGTTGCTTGGTAACACCGTCGGCTTGAGACGGCGTCATTATGACAAGTGCCTTTGTCTTGTCAGTACCGGCAACCTTCTGAACAACGTCGTATTCAGGGCGGTTGATATACCGAGCGGGACTAAACAACACCGACTGGTTGTCATTGTTCTCGTTGAAAGACACTTGGCTCACAACAAAATCAATGCTCTTGCCGTTGCTGCTAAGGTACTTGGTGTAGTTCTCAAAGGTGTACGTACCATCGCCACCATCGCCGAACAACGACTTGGAAGCTAGGTTGAGCTGATACACCTCACCCTCAAGATTAGTGCCAAAATCCTGTTCCAGCAACACCGCCAACCTACGTGAGTACCGGCAAGCTTTGGAGTTACCTTGGCCTGAACCCTTGATGTTGTTGGGGCAATCGTCACAGCTTGATGCCTGTGGATTAGACGCCTTAGCATCAGGTGTTTTACCGTCGTTTGAGAAGCAGTCTGGCGCGGTCGGCTCGGCATCGGGACTCCATGACTTAGCGTAGAAGATGCGTCCCACTTTTGGTGCGGCGTTCACGATGACCACGTTAAGGTCACCCTTTACTTTGCCCATCTCCTCACCGCCGACTACCAAACGGAAGATCCCGTTCTTGGGCACGATCCGCTTAACACCCGAACGACCAGCAAGAGTCTTGGTGAGTTCGCTGACACCCGAATTCTGGAGGAAGTCGGGCAGGGCTTGATCCATCAATTGCAAACTAGACATTTTTCTAACCTTCTTTAGAACGTCGAACGACCACGGTGTATTCCTTATCCACATTGAGTCCAATGGGGCTAAGGTCTGGATTCTCGTCAAGGAACTGCTTCATGTGTGACTGATGAAGCCGTCTCTCTAGCAGGGCAAACGCACCGTTTTCACGGATGAATTGGTACATTGAATCCCAATCGTTCGTCCAGTACCGCGATTTGACTGACCGAATGATTGTCCCTGCTTCTGTCTTGATGCTACTTGCGTTGAACTTCTTGCAAATGTCTAGCATCTGCTCCTCAATCGCCCGTACTTGTATCTGCAACTTCTCGTCCTCGGCCTTGAACTCCTGCTCAAGTTTCCTACGGCTGTCGCGGATCCTGATGTAAACCTTGGTCAACTGCTCCAAGGTTGGTGCGCCGTCTTCGACGGCAACTTCACTAGCTTCAATTTCCATCTAACCCTCCGTTAAGTGGGTAACCCCACGACCTCTACTATACACTAACTTTGAACATTGTCAAGCTCTCTACGGTACAACTCCACAATTTTTTCATGGTTGCCTATGTTGTTGCGCAACATGCTGTACAGGCCACCTTCAATGGGCGACCCTTTGATATGCACGATGGTCATGTTGTTCTTCTGACCGGGGCGGTTGATACGGGCGTTTGCTTGCAGGTACGTTTCCACACTGGTCACGGGCGCGTACCAAACTATTGTGTCTGCTGCGGTAAGGGTTAGTCCGTGAGAAGCTGCCTGCGGTTGAATGATCAGCACATGGGGGTCGGTCTTCTCTTGGAAGTCCTTGATGATCTGACTGCGTTTGGACACCGGCACTTCACCGTTGATGATCGCGCACTTGATCCCATGCTTGGTTAGGTACTGATTGATGATGTGGATGGTGTGCGTGAACGGAACGAACACTAGTACTTTGTGTGACGCTTCCTCTACTACTTCCTTGACCGCTTGCAGTCGGCTCTTGGCATCAAAGTCCACCACCTCACGGTTGTCGGTGTACACCGCACCGCACGCAATCTGAAGTAGTTTGTTGAGCTTAACTGCTGCGTTAACCGCTGTAATCTCCTCACCCGCTGCCTCGATCAGCATCTCCTGCTTTAGTTCTTTGTAGTATTTGGCCTGTTGCGGCGTCATCGGTGCGTCCCGATCCACGTACACAACTTCCGGTAGGTCTAGGCAGTCTGCTTTTTCAAACCTAATCGCTGGCTGCAACACCTTGTGGACTATGGTTGTGGCCTCTGGCTTGGGTAGCCAACGGTACTCACTCACCGGGAACATCACTTGGTTCTTGAACTCGGAGAAGAACATCGGCAACCCACTAGGGTTTACCAACTTAGCCAATCCGTAAGCATCCACAGGTGACTGAGCCGCAGGTGTACCCGTCAGCATCCACAGTCCTTTGACCGTCTTCATGATGTCGCGCAGGACTTTCCACCGTGTAGTAGTCGCCGTCTTGTAGGCTGACGCTTCGTCCACTACAACCAAATCAAACCCACCGTTGATGATCTCGGACTTGACGATCTCAACTCCATCGAAGTTGATGATGACGTAGTCGGCGAGCCCTTTAATTATCTCTTTACGTTTACTTGGGTTTCCGTAAGCTACATCCACCCGACGATGCACAGCGAACTTAAACAGGTCTTGCTGCCAAGCCGAGTGCATGATGGACAAGGGGCAGATCACCAACACGCGCTTGATCAACTGCTTCTTCATTAAGTAGTCGGAAGCCCAGATGACCGAGGCGGTCTTCCCAGTACCCTGCTCGTTAAAGCAGAATGCTTTCTTGTGGCTCGTCAGGAATGCTGCGGTTTCCTTCTGATGGTTGAACGGTAGGATTCCGGGTGGGCAGGGCCAGTTGTAGCCCGACAAGTAATCTTGCATTTCCAATTACTTCTTCTCGCCTTTGTGGTGCAGGTTGCGGCTGCGGTTCTTGCTTGGGCTTTCCAACTTATACCCATCAGCGTTAGTGCCGCCCTTGGCTAGTGCTTTTACGTGAGACACATCTTTGCCCGTACGGTCTACGCCCTTTTGGTCTAGCTTGTTCCGAGCGCGTTGGCGCTCCATACGGGCTTCGTGTTCACCACGCTCAAGTTCCTTCTGGTACTCATGCTTATATGGTCGGGGGGTTTTGGTATAGGGCACGATTAACTCCTATTGTGCTCACAGGTTTTGACGGGGCAGAATCGGCACAGGGGGCCGCTGATTGGGTTCCACACACCGCTCTCAAACGCAGAACTCAGTCGGCGAAGGTCGGGCATAGCCCCATCCATATATTGACTACGGTTTTCAACGTAGTGCTCTTTGCTTACGAACTCGTTGCTAACCACAAACAGCAGAGCTGATTTGATCTTATGTACTTCTGGGAACCGCGCAAACACGGCCACAGCCATCAAGTCTAGCTGTTGGGTGTCGGCGTACCTAGCGTTTTTGCTGGTCTTGTAATCGACCATATGCGCCAAGCCTGTAGCAGAATCAACGATAAGAAGGTCAACGATTCCGTGCCACCAAACGTTCTTAGCATGGAAGTCGCAAGACTCCAGATCTCGGGTTAACCCTAGCTTTATCTCACAGTACTTCTCGCCTTCGATCTTGAGGAGCGAGTCAAGGATAGGGTTCATGTAGCCGTACTTTTGAGGTACAGGCTTGCCATCCCGAACATGCTCCTCTGCTGCTAGGTGTACGGCAGAGCCGTACAGCGCCGATTCATGGGGCTTATCCACAACGTCCTTGGCTACTTTCAAGTGAAAGTACTTCTTTGGGCATTGCTGGAACGTCTTCAAGCTACTGTGAGACCAAACAAAATCCATGATAATTCCTAGTCGGGTGGGTACTTCTTCGCTACGGCTATTTTAAATAGCTCTTTCCAGTACTTGTGTACGTCCGACCAGAAAATAGGAGGGTCAAACAACCCCTTCTTTTCTTCCGGTTCATATCTGTGTTCGTCACGCATTTAGTAATACTTGCGTTGGTCTACTATCTCTTTAATAACCGAGCAGGTCAGCTTAGTCTCTGCCAGCGCAGCGTATGCGTGCTTGAGTGCTGCCTCGTGGTCATGGCTTTGCATAGCTTCGTATAGCGCTTTCAACTCTTGTTGGGCCATTAGTAGCGGATAGGTGTAGTCGATCATCTTTATTCCTTGGTAGGTTTCTGAGGTAATACGCATAACTAGGTTCGCCATTTAGGTAGCATGGCTCGTGGTCTTTGATGCTGTACGCCCACCTGCTGTTTACCCGTCGGCGAGATAGAATCCCAGCTTCAAACATCCGTGTTAGGTTGCTCGATACTGTCTTTTGACTTACGTAAGGTACAACAACTTTGTTTAGTGGTAGCTCCCCGTGCTCAACTAGCAGGGCAATTATTTTATCTCTCACTCATTACCTCAAAATAAAGCATCAGGTACATTTGACAAATCCAGTTTTGGTTTTCGCTGGCGTTTGATTTTCTGCACGATGTGCGGGTATGGCGGTACGGACCACACCCACCGGATCACCTTGCCTTCGTCGTCAAGGATTCCGTATCTCATGTGTTCTTTTCCTTCAGTCTTGCCTCAAGCGCGGCTATCATGTCTATGACATACGGTCGATTTGCCATCGAGATTTCTTTTGCTTCTTCTTTAGTCAGCCCGACCCACTCACGCTTTGTGTCATGCGATGTCTGGTCAAGCATCACTGTACGGGCTAACGCCTCACACGTTGGGCATGGTGATGGGGCGGGATACAGCGCAGTCCACCGCTCCGGGTGTCGCTTTAGGTCGGCTGGGCGGTGAGAAATTATGTTGTCTCTGATGCTCGTATGCATCCAAGCCACTGGTTTTTGCTTTGACTGCTCGCGCTGCTCGATGTATTGGCGCAATTCCTCGATCTCTTCTCGCAACCGCCGTTCGATCATGCTGTACGAAATCATTCCGTTCTGATGATCTGGATGTTTATTGCACCGTTCCCAAAAATCTTTAATATCTTTGTATTTCATTTCTCTCCCCTTGCGCGGATACCGGATGCAATGTAAGTAGCGGTGTTGTTCGTGTTGTCGATCTCCCGCTGCAATAAACATCCAGATCATCAGAACGGAATGAT